ACGACGGGGTGATGGACGGAGCGCTCCGGCTGCGCAAGAACCCGAAGCTCGACGAGGCGGCCGCGGGCGCGGCGAAACGGCAGGTCGGCGATGCCTGGGCATGGACCCGCAAGAACGCCTCGGCCGACATCTCGCCGCTCGTCGCCGCCACCCTCGCCATCTGGGGTGCCACGCACCTCTCGGTGTCATCGATTTACGAGGACAAGGACCTGGCGGTCATCTGATGGAAGCCGTCGCAATGTCCGTCATCGCCACCCTCGTTGCGGTGCAGGTCGCCATGCTCGGTCTTGTCCTGACCCGTGAGCGGCTGCTCCAGCGGCGGCTGCGGGCCACGGTCATCGCCACCCTCAAGTCAGGGATCGCTTTCCGCGGGGTGCTGTTCGAGGTGGACAAACGATCGTTCGTCCTGCGCAACACCGAAGCCCTCGGACGTGGCGACGGCACGCACGTCCCGGTCGATGGCGAGGTCGTCCTGGCCCGTTCTGACGTGGAGTTCCTGCAGCGGCCGTGATCCAGAGCGGCGGCGTCATGGTGAAGAGCCCAGATGTCGTATGGACCGGGACGCCGGCGACCTGGGGTACCGCTCCGGGCAGCGTCTGGGTCGGTAACCGCTGGTCGTCGTACGCCGCCATCTACAAGCGCCAGCACTGGGTCAGAACCGTGGTCGACAAGCGAGCCTGGCTCCTCGCCCGGCTGCCGCTCAAGGTCTACGAGCACGACGACCTCAACCGGCCCGAGGCGCGGAACCACCCCTACGCCCAACTGCTGGCCAACCCGAACCCGCGCCAGAGCCGATTTTTCTTCTGGCTGTGGATCCAGAGCACCTACGACATCTTCGGCGAGGCGTTCGCACTCAAGGTGCGCGATCCCGGTGGCCGTCCGGTCCAGCTGCTGCCGCTCCACCCGACGTCGATGCGAGAAGTCGATGAGCGCGACGGCCAGATCATCTGGGACTTCGACAACGGCAACCTGCAGATCACCGGGATCTCCGACGAAGACTTGTTCCACCCACGCAACTACAACCCCGAGAGCACGACCCGCGGCCTGTCGAAGCTCGAGAGTCTGCGGGCCACGCTCGAGAACGAGGATTCGGCTCTGCGGGCCCAGTCATCGTTCTGGAAGAACGGGGCCCGCCCCGGCGTGGCGCTGCTGCACCCGAACGTGCTCTCGCAGAAGGCGAAGGAGCGGCTGCGGCTGAGCTGGAACGCCGTCGCCGGTGGCGCTGACAACACCGGATCGACGGTCATCCTTGAGGAAGGGATGAAGCCGGAGATCCTCCAGCTGAGCGCAGAGGAAGCCCAGTACATCGATTCCCGGAAGCTGAACAGGGAAGAGGTCATCGCCGCCTACGACATGCCGCCGCCGGCCGTGCACGTTCTCGACCGGGCGACGTTCTCCAACATCACCGCCCAGCTCCGCAGCGTCTACCGGGACACCATGGCGCCGATTACGGTCTTCCACGAAGCCGAGCTCGAGATCCAGGTACGCGGCTCGGTCCGGCGGCGCAAAAGCGAGCCGGACTTCGGCGACGACGTCTACGCCGAGTTCCTGCTCGACGGCGTGCTCCGCGGCGACTTCGAGGAGCGCGCCGACGCGTACCAGAAGGCCATCAACTCCGGCTGGACCACCCCGGCTGAGGTCCGCAAGCTCGAAAACCTGCCGTTCATTGAAGGCAGCGACCAGCTCTTCATCAACTCGACCATGATCCCAGTGGATGCTGCCGCCCAGGCCGATCCGATGGCCGTCGCCGACCAGGAAACGGTGCGCACGATCATGGGCCGCCTGTCCCGCCAGAAGACCGTCGATGAGGTCGACCTCGCCGAGCTGGTCCAGGGACTGAACGGTCTGTCGGTCCCAGTGGCGAGGACCTTGATCCAGGCGAAGGCGGCCGGGGACGACATGGTCACGTTACGGGCCCGGATCAAGGCGCTCGTCTGCTCGAGGGAGGAACCATGAACAAGCACGTCGCTCTCTTCGAGGTCAAGGAGGTCAAGGAACCGGATTCGGATCCCAACGGCGAGTTCGAGGCGATCCTCTCCGTCCCCGTGGTGGACCGCGACGGCGAAGTGATCGACGCCGGCGCCTTCGATCCGTTGCCTGCCGAGATCCCGATTCACAAGTTCCACGACTTCTCGTCGCCGGTGGCCACCGCCGCCCCGTTCTACGACGGCGAGGTTCTCAAGGCCCGTGGCACGTTCGACCCCGATCCCGAGTCGCAGGCCATCCGCCAGAAGGTCGGCCGGTCCATCCGCTACATGAGCGTCGGGTTCATGGCCGCAAGCCGCCAGGACGTTGACGGTGTGCCGCACATCACCAAGGCCGAGCTCCTCGAGGCCAGCTTCGTCAGCATCCCGAGCAACCGGGAGGCGGCTATCACGGCCGTCAAGTCGATGTTGGTCGGCGAGAAGGGCCCGGAGCTGTTCATTCCATCGACGAAGGCCGGGCGCACCCTCTCGGCCAAGAACGAGGGCTTGCTCCGGCAGGCCGTCACCATCATCACCGATGTCCTCAAGCAGCTCGAAGAGGCTCCGGATCCGGAACCGGCCAAAGGCATCACTGACCCCGAGGACGCCGCCGCTCCCGCCGCCGCTCCTCCGGCCGACGTGACTGTCAAGCATCAGGCGCTACTGGCCGAGGCCGAATTGGTTCTCCTCGACTGTGCCCCAGCCCGTACGACACAAGGAGTTACGACAGTATGAAGACCAAGCGGGAGCAGCTCGAGAAGCTGGTCCACGACATGAAGAGCCGCGCCGCCGAGATCGACGAGAGCGGCAAGCCGGCGACGCCGGAGCAGATCGAGGAACTCAACCGGATGGGTGCCGACGTCAAGTCGCTCGTCGACACCATCAAGGCCGAGTCGGCCGCCAACGGCACCCTCGACGTGGCCTCGGCCTTCCTGGCCGAGCTGGCCGGGACCAACGGCGCCAAGATGGCCGAGCCGAAGAACGACGGGCCGAAGATGGTCAACGGCATCGTCGACCCGAAGGGTATGACGGTCGGCGAGGCGTTCACCAAGAGCCCTGCCTATCAGGAGGTCATCCAGAACTTCCGGACCGAGGACGGCCGCATGGCCAATGTCCGGATCCACTCAAAGCAGTTCCACCTTCCGGGCTTCAACCCGAGCACCAAGGCAGTCGTGACCGGCGTGTCGTCCACCTCCGGTGGCGCCTTCGTCGTCAATGACCGTTACGGTCAGGTCTCGGACCTGATCGGTGAGCGGCGCCTGACCGTGCGTGACCTTTGCACCAACGTCACCACCCAGTCGGACACGTTCGAGTTCGTCACCATCACCGCCAAGACGAACAATGCTGCGGCCGTGCCCGAAGCGACGACGAATGCAGACCCGGCTGCTCCGGCGCCGGCCGGCGGCGAGATCGCCGCCGGTGGTTACAAGCCCGAGTCGGACATGACCTTCGCCGTCGTGTCGGCTCCGGTGGAGACCATCGCCCACATCATGGCGATCTCCCGCCGGGCCGCTGCTGACGCACCCCAGGTGCAGCAGATGGTCAACCAGTTCCTGCTGTACGGCCTCCGGGAAGAGGAAGAGGACCAGATCCTCAATGGGAATGGCACCTCGCCGAACTTGCGGGGCATCCTCCAGACCGCAGGCATCAACACCGTGGGTTCGGCCGGTACAGACCTCGACGCCATCGTCGACGCCATCCGGGTTGTGCGCCTCGACCGCCGGGAGCCGACCGCCATGGTCGTCCACCCGAATGACTGGTTCTCGACCGGGTTCCTGCTCGCCAAGGACTCGGCAGGCAACTACCTGATCGGCAACCCGCGGGCCAGCCTCGACGAGCTGCAGACGCTGTGGGGTCTGCGGGTCGTGGTCACGCCGGCCATGACCGAGAACACGGTCCTTGTCGGCGACTTCCGCCAGGCCGTGATCGCCGATCGGATGCAGTCGACCATCTACATGACCGACAGCCACAAGGACTGGTTCAGCCGGAACATCCTCGCCATCCTCGCTGAAGAGCGGCTGGCGCTCGGTGTGCTCGACCCTGACGCGTTCTGCACGGTGACCGCGGTCTAGTAGCGCTCTCCTGGGGTTGGGGTGACGTGACCCCAACCCCCGTTATCCCAACCCCAGGATCATCGAAGGGAGCCCTCGTGGCAGAGAAAAAGAACGAAGAAGAAGTGCCGCCGGGAACCGAGCGTGGCATCGGTGAGCTGGACACCTCCGGTTGGGAGGAGCAGCAAGCCGTGACCGACCGCCCCAACGACACTCCGTTGACCGGTGACATCAAGCCGGCCGTACCGAACTCAACGTTCGCCGAGCGGGCCAAGGCCGCGACGAAGACCACCGCCAAGGCAGTGGACTCAGGCGACACCGAGAACAAGGCGGTGCGGTCATCCCGCGCCACGACGAAGAGGTCGTAATCAATGGCGATCAGCACCGCGGCTGTCACCGTGGCGACCACGGCCACGCTGTTGTCGCCAGCGGACCCTGATGGTCATACCGTCTCGGTTCGTCCGGCTGCTGGCGTTTCAGGGGACGCGATCTTCGTCGGCGGCTCGGACGTTTCCGTCGATAGTGGCCTGCCACTTGGTGGCGGAATGTCGTTCGACCTCGAAGGTGGCGCCGAGCTTTACGGCATTGTCGCTAGCGGTACTGCGGCGGTTCGAGTTCTGAGGCATCGACTGTGATGGCCGCACATGTTGGCCCTTCTGTGCGGGTAGGCGACCATGCCTGATCAGTTCAATATCCTGGACTCGTCCGTTCCTGAGATAGCCGACGCCCTGGTGACGGGCGAGGAAACGTTCAGTCGTGCACTCGCCGCCACCAGCAACGCCATCCTGACCGGCAATGAGGCGTTGCGGCTGTGCTACTTCACCGCCCGCAAGACTGAATCCATCTCTCAAGTTCGGGTGATCACCGGCAGCACAGCGGCGGGAGCGACACCCACGTTGATACGAATCGGCGTGTGGACGGCCAACGGTGCGGGGGCCCTACTGGCGCAACAGGCCGCTACGGCAAGCGACACAAGCCTCCTCGCCGCCTCCGCTACCCGCTACACCAAAGCCTTCGCCGCCCCGTTCACGAAGCAGCGGGGGCAGCGCTACGCCGTTGGAATCCTCGTCGTTACCGCCGCCACCCTTCCGACACTCGTGGGTCACGGTACGGCCATCCAGGCCGCAGAAGCGGGGGTCGATCCAATGATTTCAGCCGTGGTCAACGGCCAGGCCGATCTGCCGGCGACGGTCGCAGCCGGGAGCATCACCGGATCTGCGAACCGTCCTTACTTCGTGCTGCTGCCGTGACCTCGCACCCGCACACATCGCCTGGACTGGGTGCACTTAGGTGACCCAGCTCATCGCCGTCGACACACCGGCCACCATCTCGGCCACGTTCTACGCCGCCGGCGCCGACACTGGCGCCGACGACGGGACCGTCACCGTCGCGGTGATGCGGGCCGATGGGTCAGCGGTTACTGGTGTGGGAGCGGTCACCAGCGCCGGGGACGGTGTCTACACCGTCACGCTGCCAGCGCAAGCTGACCTCGACGTCCTGACGGCGACCTGGACGGGCGCCACCACCAAGGTTCGCACGACGCACGAGATCGTCGGCCGTCAACTGGTGGAGCTGGCCGAGATCCGGGCGCAGACGAACCTCTCGAGTGCGTCGTACACCAACACCATGCTCGAGGACGCCCGGGCCTGGTTCCTCGACACGGTCGACGACTTCTGTGGATTCTCACCCATTCCGCGTTACGCCTACGAGACGGCGAGCGGAGACGGCACGTCTACCGTCAGGATCACGAACCGGGCCTATGTCCGCGCCATCCGCTCGGTGGCGGTCGATGGCGAAGAGGTCGGGGACCTGACCGGCTGGGACCTCGACAACGGGCTGCTCTCCGGCACCACGTTCCCGTACGGCCGCAACAACGTGGCGGTGGGCTATGAGTACGGCCTGGACCACCCGCCTGCCGACCTCAAGCGGGCGGCGCTCACGGCGATCCGGTACCGGCTCCTCACCGATGTCAACAGCCAGCTCCCTGACCGGGCCATGTCCATCTCGAACGAGTACGGCAATATCCAGATGGCGCAACCGAACCGCAAGGGCCCCACGGGGATCCCCGAGGTCGACGCCGTACTCATGCGCTACCGCCTGGTGACGGTCGGCTGATGGTTCTCAACCTGCCGAAGAACCCGAAGATCGATGACTTGGTGGGGGTTATCTCCAGCCAGGACGAACGCCTCACTGAGCTCGAGGCCTACGTCACCCTTAACAACGAGCGGATTACCCGGCTCGAGACCTACGCCGCCCAGGTCATCGCCGAACGGGGCCGCCAGATTGACGAGCTCCAGGTCGCCATCGCCCACCATCAGGAGGGTGCTGTGCGACGCCAGCAGGAAGTGAACCAGATCCAGGCTGACAGTCGCCGCATGCGCTGGGCGATGAGGCATCACCGTAACCCGTGACCACGTCGACCGCCCCGACTGTCCGGGCGACACTGATCGCAGCACTCGGCGCCCGTCCCGGCCTTGATGGCGTCACCGTCACCCACTTCTGGCAGGGAGACGCCGACACGCAGGAAGCTATCTACCTCGGCAACACGACCCTCGAGAATGAGTACCCGGTAATCCGGTCAGGCCGGAAGCCGAGGGAAGAGACCTACCGGATTCAGCTCCACATCCGTTCGCTCAAGCCGACCGACTGGGGCCCCACCGCCGAGGTGCGGGCCTTCGAGATGATCGCCGAAGTCGAGGATCTGATCGCCGAGGATCCGGCGATCGGTTTGTCGGGCACGTTTCCCACACTGCGGTTGCTGATCACCGACGCCACCGTCGAGCCTGTGCTGCTCGACCCGGGCGGCATCGGGGCTCAGGCCACCCTCA